AACTCAGACTTATCATAATTCTGATAGCCTTCTACTTTACGAATCTTCAACTTGAAGTTAGCACCTTTCCACAAATCAAATGGATTGATTGGTGTTTCATCTTCAAACTGTGGATTCATCGCTTCAGTAATCTTATCAAAGATTTTCTTACCGAAACGGAACAACTTCACTTTGCCTTCGTTTTCTGGATGCTTAGGATCCGAAACGATATAGACATTGGCAACATAATTTAACTTACGCTTCTGTTTGCGAACAACATCTTTATTCGCTTCAATGCCAGAATTCCATAGAGCAGAATTATGCTCACAGATAGGACATTGTTGATTCTTAGTGGTCAAACAATTATCAATTAGCCATCCGCCCGCACCTTGGAATCCGTGTGAGAAGATTTTAACCCATGGAAGACCATCTTCGCCATCTTTTTCAGATGCTGGCAAAAACCGAATAGTAGCCATGCCATTGCCGGACTTGTCTACCTCAGGTTTCCAATAATTATCGGATTTATCGTTAGTATTTTCGGAAGATGTTGAAAGTGCTTCAACTGCTTTGGCTAATTTTGATAAGTTGCCAGATTCTCTTTTTAGATTTGCAAAACTCATTTTATTACCTTTCTTTCGTATAAACGGAATATAAAATTTTATTAACGGAATATATCAAATTACTTCTCATAATCAACTTCTAGTATATCATTTATTTAGGCGTTTGTAAAGCCTAATTACACATACATCTTTAAGATTGCCATTGTGGTGATCCAATCTTTATGGAGAATACCGACACCTCCTGCTGCTCTCCATTGGTCAATTACCGATTCAGTATCATCAATAATTATTTTATCAGGTGCTGCATATTCTTGTTTCAATTTTTTACCGGGAACAAAAATTGGATTGAATGTAATTCCATGTGTCTGTAACCAAATCATTTTCTGTTTAGAAATTGCATCGTATCTTTTCTCATTTGCGGTAGAGGAAAGAATCTGTGTAGGCACGGAACATTTGCGGAGAAACTCAATTCCTTCCATAGCACCTGGCATTAAGTCAAGTGTTGCAAATTGATTTGTTCCAATAAACTCATCAAAGAAACTATCAAACTTCTTATTCTTTTCTGCTTCTTTTGGTTCCATCCGATAGAGTTCTTTGTATCGCTTTACAAAGTCAGCTACTACTCCATCAAGGTCAAGGTATATCATACTTATTTTTGGTTTATTCATTTCATTCTCTTAGGTAACATTCCTTGTTTCCATCCATCTGGAGGATTCTTTGTTAATATTTGTTTGATACCATTGTTGTACCATTTGTTTCCTTTTGTAGTTGCTTTTTGATGCAACCTACCCAAATTCCAACCTATTCCTGGATTTTCAATTGATAAAGTATTTTCTTTTCCATTATTATACCATCTACTTTTTTTATTTGCTTTGGCTCTACGAATTGATTGTTCTTTTTTGTTCTTTTCTGATTGCAATTTTCCAGGAGAACCTTCACCACCAATTGTTTGATTATAACCATTTTTAAAAGAATTATATTCTTGAATAAGAACCGATTCCACTTCTTTTAGATGATTATAATCCAAAGTCTGATAAATTACTTGCCAATCGAAATTATCCCAACCATATTTTCGAATAGCTTTATGCAATAAAAATCCATCATTTAATTTAGATTTTGATTTGTGTGCATATCGCCTTGTAGGCCAATTTTTATCAATGCCAATATATACTTTATTATTAATTTTGTTTGTTGCTTTATAGACAGAATAAATATTCATGCTGATATTCCTTAACAATATTAGAGTAGGTGGGAACGCCAATTCCGTGACCTACACCTATTTATGTTAAGCATATTCTTTTATCTTCTCTTTTAATAATTTTTTAAATTTATCTTTATCGTATTGTATAAATGGTGTGTATCGTTTAATCAAACGGTGCCATGTGGGCCAAACAAGGTCATCTGTAATTTGTTTTTCCCATCGAGGCATACAACCAACAATATCAATTAAAATGCAAACAATTTCTAATGATATCTTATTTTGCATTAACTTTGTAATGATATTTGGCCAGCCGCCATCAAAAGGTTTAAAATAATCATCCATAGTCCAGAATTCGGCACCATCAACTTTGTCCAACAAATACATTATATCATTTTCAAAGGTATAAGTCAAGCTTTGTTGCCGTTTCTGCCATTTTAGGTAATTTTCCTCACCATCTTGGAGTAATTCGCCTACCCAATCACCTTTACCTTCAATGAAATTTGCCACATAGAAATTCTTCAATTCTTCCAAATCATACTTACGAGATAACTTGTAGAACTGGTATTTAGATTTGTTGGTGGTAAACGTTGATTGTGATACATTGGTTTTACCATTGTATTTAAAGTAATCATAACTATCGCTGGTGAAATGCAATTTTAAAGCATTCCATAGTGCGTATGCTGCAAATCCTGTATTCTCTGTCATAACGATTTAATCAATATAATCTTTTTGTTTTCACCAGTAGGTTTAACAAACAACTTCTTCAATTCGGCATTATCATGCCATTTCATAGAACTACTTTTATGTGCAGGTAATCCTGCCGTTTCACCAATCTTCTTCCAATTATCCGCCAAGTATACTGCACCATTCTTACCTGCACCAACAAATGTAATGATGTGTTTTAATTCATCACCATACTTTTCTTTCCAAGCCGCAGGTGCTTTATGTCGCATTTGTTTTAATACTTGTGTACCAGCATTTTTAACTGATTTGGAAAAACAGAATCGCCAGTTATTGGCAATAGAATTAAACCGGTCTTTGTATTCGTGTTTAGACACACCAAGGTGTCTTAGAATATCTTTAGGTGGGGGATATACAGATGAACCAAGACCAATCATGCCAATACATTCACCTAACATACCATCATCAATATAAATTAACCAGTCTATTCTACGGCCTACTGAAGAATTGGATGCTACATATGAGTGGTGAGTTTCAATAATGTTTTTGACAAGGTCTTTTTGTTCTTGCGTTCTGACCTGTACCAATTCAATCATAAAGGCAATTTAGAAGTTTTCTTTAACATATTAAATTCCTGTGCCTCTTCTTTAATCTTTGCCTTTAATGCGGCAGATATTAATGAAGCGGCAACTTCAATTTCCAAACCTGTTTCTTTACAATGATGACAGATGGCATCCATGAAACCTAGTTTTTCTTCTTTTGCTAAATTTTCAATCAACAGACTAAACTGTTTTACTTCATCTCTAGTAGGCACTTAATTAAATCCTCAATTTCACTTTTATTCATCATTATACATTGAGAATATGTTGGTGGCAATCCTTCACCACGATTTGTTGTTTCTATTCTCACTAACATAAAACTATCATCATCACCATAAGGTGTTGTTTTAAATTCTGGCATAAAAGATATGATTACCTATTTTAGTGACAACTCTACCTCGCCAACCAGGATTTACATATACAGCATGATAATACAACGCATTTTCTTTGGCTATTCTATCATGTAATACTGGTTCTGTCAAGGCCTTGCGAGCAACTATTTCCGATTCTTCCCATGCGTATTTATTGTTTATTGCCAAATTCTTTAAGCAAGTCCAACTAAACTGGCAAGTGCCTAATGTTCTTTGATATACTACACCACAAATAGTGGATGGAAATTTAGGATCATTAGCACGATTTAATGTTACCTGTGCTACTGCCAATTTACCTTCATATGATTCTGTTGCTGCCTCATAGTAAATATTTTTGGTGAGGCAAGCTAATTGTTTATTGAAATCTTCATTGATTTCTTGTTTGATAATAGTATCAGAAATTTCTTGTGATACTGATGGTAATGCTATTAATAATGCTGCCGTTAAAATACCAGCAATAACTTGTTTAATGTGTTGAAACATTATATCTCCTTGTTTATGCAACAATTATGATGATTTTTTTGTAGGTTTGATTTCAGGTTGCGGTTGTGTCTGAGAAACGAATTGGTTCAGCGTATCCGCTTTAGTTACAATTTCTGTTTCTGTGGGGAATTGAGGTAGAACTGGATATTCAGGCGAGGTTGTACCTGCTACTTTAGCCGTTTCGACTTGTTGTTGCCAGTTTTCTACGAGAGATTGTTTTTGACTGTTGAAATCATCAACCAGAAGGTCTCTGGCCATTTTTAGCAATTCCAACCTTATTTCAAAAGGGGTCATGGTAATACTCCTATGTGTGTTTATGTGTGTTTATCAGCGATATGTGTGGTGCTGATAACTTATTTATACCAAACTTCTTGTTACTAGACAGTTTTTAAATCTGGTAGTAACAATACCAGGTGATTCTGTTGCTAAGTTCACCTGGCGAAACTCCGCTTACCTATCAGGCAGCAATTTTATAAACGCTTTCGTTTGCATTTAAAGATTTTGCTTCTTCGACCGAGTGTCCTCAATCCTAACGTCTTTAGCGTTGACGATTCTCCATTGTCATACTTATTGCCATGTCGAAACCTAGCACCCCCATCAGAAGTATTTTGTCTGGTGCTTGAATCCACGGTAGCCCCGCTCTTCATGGCCGGTCCTTGCATTGGTCGACTTTAGCAAGTTTTCGGTGTTCCATTGTAGCTACACAAAATACTTTTGGTGGAGGTGGTGGCATCGAAGCCACGTCCACAACAACTTTCAAACAACTTCTACGAATTTTTTCCGACCCACCACCTATTTTATTCAAAATAGGAAACCATTATAACATAAAATTATTTAAATGTCAATCATCTGTGGCATTATTACCACATTTGGCACGTTTTGCCTGTGTAAGTTTACCAAAATCTACTGGCCATTCCTGACCAACTGGTAACTCTTTTGCATTAGGTGGGAAAGCAAACTTAACACCTGCTTCACCTTCAATTGTACCAGCACCTTTACGGAACTTAGTCAAATCATTACCAAGGTTTGGATATGGTGCAACATGAGGGAATTCCCATGCAGCAACTTCATTAGTCGCATTGTTAATTACAATCTTGTAGAAGGCGTGTGGCACAACTACACCATTACCAATCTTCTTATCAGAAGCGTTGTATAAACCTCCAACGTAAATTGTGTAAGATTGGTTGCGTTGAACAGCCCAACCACGGACACTCGTTTCTAACAATTTCCAAATGCCACGATTCAAAGAACCCGCCTGAGGACTCATGTTGGTCATCAAGAAACTTTCGTATTCGACCTGCGGGTCCCATGATAAATCCCCATCTGGTGCCATGTGTCCTTTATCGTAACCCGTTGCAGCATAGTCTTGTGGTGTAGCACCACCAGGAACTACTTGGTCTGCCGCAAAAGCATTAGTGCGAGCAACACAACCTAAAGCATTTTGTGGAAGTAATTCATAAGTTACATAGCGAGGCAACTTAGCGGCAGCATCATAACCAACAAAATATGCTTGCCGGCAGATTGGTGATGTTGGTGGATTTGCCTGTGGAAATCCATATGGCGCATGCGTCATACATTGTGCTTGTGCAAAGTTTGGTCGTTGTGTCCAAGCGTGACTTGTTAAAGCCGTTAAAGCTAAAACAAACGATAATAGAATTTTTTTCATCATTTACCTCTATGTTGTTCTGTAAGTGAATACATCATCAATTTCACCGGTTTTAGGATAGAATATCAAAACACCATCATGCTCTTGAATTAACTTGGTGTTGTGTGTATCTTGTAGTGTATTTATAAAAGCATTCCAATCCACATCAATTACGAACCTTTCATCTAGTTCTCCTTCACGGAATCGTGGGTTTTCTGGTGACCTGAAGTTCCGAATATCATCACAAACAATAACATCATTTTCATAATTAGGTTTCAATTTCTTAATTAATTCAATTTCAGGAATTAACGGAATACGATGTTCTTCTGAAGTATCATCTGTTCCATAATAATCAGGAAAGTGTGCATCCAACCAGAACAAAGTCTTTGCATTGATTGTTGGTAGTGCATTCTCAAAGAAAGCCAAACTTTCCGAATGGACAATGTTTGCTTGGGGATATTTACCTTGACATTCTGTAACATATTCTTGACCAATATCACATGAAGCAACATCCGAATAGCCACTTTTGTAAGCATAACCAATACCATCACCATGCCATGATCCAGTTTCTACAAATTGGGTGAGATTGAATTTTTGTCTATAACTACCGATATCAATATGAGATAACCAAGTCATAATTTACCTTTATAAAAATTAATTGCTTTCACCAAACCTTCAATGTGGTCTTGTGTTTTTTGTTTGAACAATAATGGTTGTTCATCTTCTACTGCCATAATGATTACTAGATTATCAATTGGTGTGCCAATCATTTCTTCATACATCAAAGAATATGCAGCCGTCTGCCAATAATAATCTTCAATATCTTCACTTTGTTTAATTCGTTTAGATGTTTTGAAATCAATCACCGATAATACACCATCAAACTCACCAATACAATCTACACGACCTGCCATGCCTAATTGTTTAGACCACAAAGCACATTCTTGGTAATGAATATTGTTAATACGATTAAGTAATGGTTTTAATGATACAAACATTTCAAAGGCATCAGGTCTAACGCCTTCTTTTTGACTTAGGTTGGTTTCATTATTTAAGTAGTATTCACATAATGTATGCACACCTGTACCACGACTAGTTGCTTTCTTTGATACACGATTGGCTTCTTCTTCACCAACTCGCTTGCGCCATCGCATAATGGCTTCTTTCTTTTGGGCGCCAAGCACAGTAGTCACCGATGGTAATCTAGTACCATCTTCTAATGTGTAGTATCTTTTTCCATCGGGGAATGTTTCTGATTTTAAATCTGGTAATGATTTAGGTGGGCAATAATTGAATGTCATTATGTAAAGTATGAGTTCTCATGAGGATTATATGATTTATGTAGGTCTTGTTTGGATAGTTCTTTTTCTTGTTTAGCAATTTCTTGTAACTGCTCTTTAATTCTGTCCTTGTTCTGATATTCGTAATACAACCGCTGTTGTTTGGACATTCCTCTTTTTTTGCTCTCCT